TTGGTTCTACTTTACTTGCTTTATTTGCCGCTTTACTTTCATTAATTGGCGATGGAAAATCAGCATCATTTCTTGCCAAGCGTGATGTGCTTGGTTCATCTAATCGCCTTGGGTATAGTGTAGGTGTTTCTGATGGTTTAACTGGTGCAGTTGCTAATTCAGCTTCAGTTCTTCCATCACTAAAAGCCTCTTGTCTGTTTCCTGGCTTTAATGCTAAACCAGGTAATGTACCCATAATAACTGGATCTTGTGCGGCTTCACCATCTGTAAAAAATCCAACAACCATATCTCCTTCTTTAAGAGCATATGGATTTGAATTGTTTGTTGGCAACATTGGTGTAGCCCAAGGAAGTCCGCTTGTAGGGACTTGCATTTTATTATCAGCGTGCCAACCAATACAACGAACACGAACACGACCCATTTTTAGTGGGTCTTGTCTATCCTCTACAAAGCCAATAAACCAAATAAAACCACTTTTACCAGCAAAATCTTTTTCTTGGCTCATAACTCAAATTCTCTTAATTCTTCAAGTAAATTATTGCTACTCACGGAAACAAATTCTCTTTCAGTTGATGTTGTTGCCACTTCAATAATAGTTTCATGTTTATCATAGCCAATAACTTGTCGTGAAGCCACAATTAAATATTTACCACTTAAACTTTTGTCTTGATTATCTTCGCCTTGTTCTTTGGCACCAAAATTTGGAGCTTCTAAGTAAATATTAAAACCAGAAGTTAACTGAAAATTTCCTGGCATTGCAATTTTAACTCGTTTGTTCATTAAATTTCCAATCAAGGCTTTACGCTGAAATAGAAAAGATTCTAGGTTTTCTATTTTTGAAAGAGATGTTGGGTCGTTATTTTTAATGTATGAGCTCAATTGTTTAGCTGTTCCAAAAGTGCTTAATATTTTCTTAGAATCAAATGCCTGTGTGGAATCTAAACCATCTCTGTTTTTAATGATACTAATATCAGGAGTTTCATTAGCATGTTTTACCGCAGAGTAAACATCACCAAAACTAATGTTTCTTTTGGCAACTGTTCTTGTAATTGGATCAAAACCAATAAATTGTCCAGCGTTTACACCTTCTCTAGCTTTTTTAATATTATCATTTTGTTCAACAACTTCTAATCCACGAGCGCTACTAATTTCACTTATTGGATTTGAACTCTCTAAATTTTTAGGTGAAAACTGTATATCTAAAATGTTTTCTTGTGTTAGAAGTGTTGATAGTGAAGCAAAATTATACCCTATACTGTTTTGGAAAAATAAAAAGTTAGGAGATTGATTGATGTCTACCGCTCGTTTAGCACACCACTCTACCGCTTCTAAAGGCTTTAGATTTGGTATAACAATACTTTTAATTCCAACGGAGTTCTCATAAATGCCTTTTGCTTGGCTCGCAGGAATTTTTAAATAATTCTCTAATATTTTTTCAATAATATATGAATAAGTGCCTTCAAACGATTGATTAATTTTTTGTTGGTCGGAATAACTTAATTCATCCGACACAAAATGAAGAACATAAACTTCACTATTCAAACCATCGTTTTGCCTATTTGATTGCTTATAGACACGAAAAGCCTTTTTAAAACTAGCAACATCTGAATCTGAATTTTTGGCAATATCAATCAATAAAACTTCCGATCCATCAAACAATAATTTACCAGATAAACCAATAGCATCTTTAATTAAAATGCTTCCACTTATTACCGGCAAAAATAATGAATCGTATAAATTTATTTCTTCAAATATTTTTGTAATATCAATTGAACCGCCTTTGACAACCAAAGTCAGTTCTCGTATTTCAAATTGCGTTGATTTTTTTACTTCTAAGGTCATTGTTTAATAATCTTTTTAAATTCTTTTTCAATTGCAGGAATAAACTCTGCTTTAATTAAATTTATTTCACGCTTAGCTTCATTTTCTTCAACTTCGTAATCATAATATGTTTGGCGTTCTTTTGTTATTGCGACAGTTACCGTTTGACCAGCTTGTGTTGTGTAGGTATTTGTTGAATTACTAATTGTGCTCCATGTTCCACCATCAACTTGAATTTTATTGATAGTTATTGTTCCATCGCTTGCGGTTGTTGTTATAACTTTATAATAATTTTTATAATTTGACATAGCCCAAGTGATGCCAGTTTTTGAATTTATGAGAGAGGCATATTTTGTTGTGTTTGATGAAATTGTTGGCCGTAAAACATTTACAATATAATTAAACGAAGATCCTCCTCCTGATCCTTCATTATAAAGTGTGTATAAGCGACTATCTGCGGCAGTTACTAATCCAGTATTATTAATATCGCCTAACAATCTACCATTAATTGATTCTGTTAAGAGTGCTGCATATGGTGGGGTGCCAGCAGATGCTCGGAGAAGATATGTTGGCATATTTGTATCATCAACAGCGCTCGCTCCATTTGCCGTATATTTTTTATCAATGTATGTTATAAGTTGACTAGATTCAAATGGCCAATCAAATTGTGGGTCTATGATATCATTAAATAATAGAACAACCCATTGCCTTTCAACACTACCATAAAACTTATAAGCAATTATTTCTGGTGTATCAGAATCTTTAATGTTATATTTGTAGAAAGCTGATGAATTTTCTTTAAGCTTATTTTCAAAAGCAAACCTAGCAATAATGTTGGTTACACTATCTAATCCTGTGGTAGAATTATTTGATGTGTAAAGTGTTTTTGGAAAGTAATTAAAATATTTTGCCATATTTTATTAAGCACCAATAATGTCCGAAATTTGTCCGCTGTTTCCTCCAAAACTTGTTCCGCTTCCTGCGCCTTGTTTATCTGGTTTGCCAGGATTAGGACTAGAATCAGCCAAATCAGTTTTAGTGAGAATAACAACTTCTTGGAATTGGAGTGTTATCTGAATTGCGACCGGCATACCGGTACGACCTAGTGCTGGAGCATTTTCTCCTGGTATTTCATAAGCAGTAAAACCATTTGGTGCATAGTTTACTTGAATGCCTTTAAGTATGCATGTACCAACAGTTGGGATATTTGGATTTTGAGCACCATTATAATAAAACTGAATATCAAATTCTGAAGGTGGTACTAAAAATCCTCCAGAATCTTTTAATATTTCTGGTGCTTGATGAAATGTAAATTTTTTAATAATCTTTTGAACTTCTAAAGCTTCTCGTTCATCTCTTGGATAAAAAGTAAAATCAAATTGAAAATCTCTAAAGGCTGGAGATTTATAAACCATTTCTAACATTGGATTTTCAACACGACCAGTTGCTGCAAGAATAGCTTGTGCAGTTTGTTTTTGGCCAAGAGCATCGCCAATAGCAGTAACTCCTTTTTGTTTAACAATTTCTCCACCACTTTTTAATAGTGATGATCCTAAAGCTGAAGCATCTCCAGTTTTTTGATATGCTTCAAGGGCTGATTTACCAGCAGCCAATGCTTGCCCAGCTAATTCAGAACCTAATGATAGTTGGTCATAATTTTGTGTATATGAATACTGTAAAGTATCTGGCATATACAAAGCAATTGAATCTGTGGTTAAAACTGTTGTTCTTAAAAATTCTAAATTTGAACCACTAATTTTTTTAATTGATGTTTGTATTTGATCCTCAGTTGCTTGTGAATTTCCACCAAAAGTAACTGAAGTAGAACCAAACACATTATTGATTCCGCCAACCACATTTCCTGCAACTTTACTAAATGCTCCTGCGATACCGCCTTGGCCTGATATTCCATTTAATTTATCAAGAACATCTGAAGCAAAACCAGATTTAGCCTGACTGACAGCATCTTTTGCTTTTTGAATACTGCCCATTATTTGAGCTTTACCTGCGGCTACTTGGTCTTTTGTAGCACTCTCTAAAGCATTTTTACTGGCGGCTGCTCCAGCAACATTTCCAAAAGATGTCTTTTTTTGTTTTCGTATGTAAAAAACAAGATAATGAGCTTTATCCGTTTGACCTAAATCAATTGGATATCGCAAACGAGTTTTTTCAAATTGATTTTTTTCTAATGCAGCCAACGGCCCTTTTGACCTGTCACCATTGCTTTTATCAAAAACTATGTTGCCGAAACCAAATAAAGACATGTTCAATCCTTTGAAGTGAGATAGATAGTATTTATGTCATATAAAGGATGGTTTAAGCCAAAAAACCCAAACAAATACAAAGGCGATGCCAACAACATCGTCTATCGGTCGTCATGGGAATTGCGTGTGATGAAATATTTAGATGACCATCCAAGTGTTCTGTGGTGGGTCTCCGAAGAGCTGCCAATTCCATATCGGTCACCAATAGACCAAAAGGTACATCGTTATTTTCCTGACTTTATTGTTCGTCTAAAACAGGCAGACAATAAAGAAATTACTGTGGTTCTGGAGGTAAAACCATACAAACAAACTCAAAAACCAACACAGAAACGCCAAACAAAAAGATTCATCCAAGAAGCTATGACTTATGCCGTTAACCAAGAAAAGTGGCGAGCAGCTGACTTATTCTGTAAAGAGCATGGATGGCAGTTTAAAATAATTACTGAAAAAGAACTTGGACTTTGAGATAAATACAAGATGGCGTATTTACTAGACAGAATTAAAGAATCGTTGGCCAAGGAGGGTTACACTCCTAGGTCTTCGGCCGCACGCCAATGGTTGAAAGCAAAGGTTGGTGAATTAAGACCTACTCCTGCGGCTTTGATGCGAGATAGAGAACGCCTAAAAGACAAATCTATTATAGGTAAGATGTATTTCTTTTTTTATGATCCAAAAACTAAGGATTCGTTGCCATATTACGACAGGTTCCCATTGGTTATACCAATTGAACGATACTCAGACGGTTTCTTAGGGTTGAATTTACATTACATTCACCCAAAGCAACGAATTATCCTTTTAGATAAACTAAGTGATACAGCTACCAATAGACGATTTGACGAAAAAACAAAATTGCGTTTGAGCTATCAATACTTATCAACGGCTTCAACAGCGTTTCAAGCCATGCCATGCATCAAGAGGTATTTGTTTAGTCATCTCACCTCACGATTTTTAGAGATACCTGCTGATGAATGGGACATAGCGGCTCTTTTGCCGGTTGAACAATTTGAAAAAGCAAGCACAAGTAAAGTTTACGCAGAATCACGAAAGAGATTTTAAATGTCATTTTCACCAAATTTATTTTTATCAAACATCCGAGGAAAAGACGGACTGGCAAAGCCATCCCGTTTTGAGGTAGTATTGCCTATTCCTCCATACATTGGCCAGTTTGTGGGCAACTCAATCATTGAAAAGATATTGAACTTTCCTAACTCTATCTTCACAGATGTTTCGGATGCGATTGGAAACGCTTTTGGACGACAAGGAGAAAGAGATGAACAAGCACGCACATCTAACCCTTCACTCTCTCGTTATCTAGCTCTCCAATGTGAATCGGCAGAATTGCCTGGAAAAACTCTGGCAACTGCCGATGTAAAAATATATGGACCAACTTTTAAAGTGCCGTATCAAACACAATAT